CGTGTCAGATAGAATCTTTAATGTAGGTGGGCAAATTCAAAAATCAAAAATTCCAATGACAAGTTTGTTTAATGGAACTTATTTAACTTACACATTATCAGCTGTAAGTGAAGCTGCTGGCGCATTTACAAGAGCAAAGGATAAAAGAAACATATACATTTCTGTCGGAGGAACAGATATGTCCGTTCCTTTAAATGGAACAATTAAACTTCCGGTTTTCTGGAGTGATACTTCTTCTAAAAATATTTACAAAAAAAATAGAGTAAACTTTTATTCAAAAACTGGTTCGTCATATTTCTTGGGTTTGGATATTGTTGGAGCCACATCTGGCGCAAGTTCTTCTTATACAACAAACGAGAGAATTGGTCCTTCAAAATTAAAACAAGATATAGAATCACAAGTAGATGCAATACTTTTGAAATATGTTTTTAACGTAAATAACTCTTCTACAAGATCATCTGTTAGTAGCGAAGTAACGCAATACATATTTGGCTTAAATCAATTTTTAGACCCCAATTTTACCCAAATAACCTGTGATTCTTCAAATAACACAGATAATAGTGCAACTTTAAAAGTTGACATAACAATTAAACCATTGATATCTACAGAAGAATATTCATTATCAGTAACTGCAACAGCGAGCTAATATGTCCTCAATAAATTTTAATTCCATAGATTCATTTAAACAAAATTTTGGAGGTGGAACTAGACCAAATAGATTTAGTGTAACTGCTTTATTTCCAAATGATATAGATGTCTCTGACGATGAAATAGATTTTAAAATTTTTGCAACTTCTTTACCAAAAAGTGAAGTAGGTACAATCCAAGTAGGGTATAGAGGAAGATCTTTAAATTTTGCTGGAGATAGAGCTTATGGTACATGGGAAATTGCAGTTTATGATGATAATAATAGCGACAATCTTTGGAGAGCTTTTCATAAATGGAAAGATAAGTTAGATGGTTATAAAACTCACATAGCAGATACTAATGATTTTTCATTCACAAGTTTAAAAAAAACTTGGACAGTAAAACAACTTGGTTTAAACGGAGCGTTAATAAGAGAAATAGAAATGATAGGATGCTGGCCAAATGTTGTCGGTTCAATTATGTTAGATCAATCTTCACAAAATCAAGTTACATTCAATGTAAGCATGCTTTTTGATTATTTTAAAATCAAAACTTCAAATTAAGGTAATAAATGGCTTTCAGCATAGATGATTTTAAAAGTGGTTTCCAAGGTGGAACAAGACAAAATAGATTTTTTGTTGAAGGTGTAATTCCTTTTGGAAATGGTAATTTAAGTAAATTCCATATAACTACAACTCAAATTCCACCAATGTCAACTGTTGCAACTGAATATAATTATTTTGGAAGAAAAGTATATTATCCCGGAGAAAAACAATTTTCAAGTTGGTCTTTTATTGTTTTAGATGATACTACAACCGATGGAAATCTTTGGAAAAAATTTCAATCGTGGCAAAATACAATAAACAATCATCAATCAAATAACAGTTCTATAATAAATGCAAATACTACTTACAAAGCTTATGATTGGAAAATTAAACACTTAAATTTAAATGGAAGCGAAGACGATGCAGATATTTTAAAAACTTTTATTTTGCAAGGATGTTGGCCTAAAACAATAGAACCGATTTCATTAAATATGGGAAACGTAAACTCATTAAATAGATTTTCTGTGGTTTTTATATACGATTACATAGAAATATCAAATATATCTTCCACTGGTATATCTACCCAACCAAAGAACTAATTATATAAGAGATCATTATGGAAATTGAAGCTTTTGGATTTGAATTTGGAAAAAAAATAAAAAGTAAAGCAGAAGTCGAAAACTCTGTTTTACAAAAATTTGCTGCTCCAGAAATTTTTGATGGAACAGTAACTGTCGAAGCTGGTGGTTATTTTTCATCCGCAATAGATTATACCGGAACATTAAAAGATGAAACTTCTTCTATTATTCAATATAGAAATATGTCTGTTTATCCAGAAGTGGACAACGCCATAGAAGAAATTATAAATTCTGCCATAGTTCCGGGAAGCGATTCAAAACCAGTAAAATTAGATTTAAAAAATTTAAATGTTAGTGATCCCATAAAATTTAAAATTTATAAAGAATTTGATAGCATATTGCATTTATTAGACTTTAACCATAAATCATATGAAATTTTTAGAAGATGGTATATAGATTCAAAAATATTCTATAACATAGTTATAGACAAAGACAACCCACAAAGTGGAATAAAAGAAATTTTACCAATTGATCCTTTAAAAATTAAAAAAATAAGAAAAGTACAAAAAGAACAAGAAAGATCAAAACAAGGTTCTGTTTCTGTAATTAAAAATATTGAAGAATATTATCTTTACACAGATTCCGATAAAGATTCTTATCTGGTAACCGGTCCCGGTGGGCTGCATTTGTCTTTAGACAGCATTGTATATGTTCCTTCAGGAATAGTAGATCTAAACACAAAAAGAGTTTTAGGCTATCTGCACAAAGCCGTAAGATCTTTGAATATGTTACGTCAACTAGAAGATGCTCTTTTGGTTTATAGAGTTGCACGTGCACCAGAACGGCGAGTATTTTATATTGACGTTGGGCAGCTACCAAAACAAAAAGCTGAACAATATGTAAGAGACATGATGAGTCGTTTTCGCAATCGTATTATATACAATCAAAGCACAGGCGAAGTAAGAGACGAGAGAAACCATCTTTCAATATTAGAAGATTATTGGTTACCAAGAAGAGAAGGATCTTTGGGCACACAAATAACTACTCTTCCCGGTGGAAATTCTATGTCACAAATAGATGACGTAGAATTCTTTAAAAAGAAATTGTATAATTCTTTGAACGTTCCATTAAATCGTCTTGTAGCGGAACAATCTGGATTTAATATGGGTCAATCTGTTCAAATAACCCGGGAAGAAGTTAAATTTTATAAATTTATAGAGAGATTGAGACACCATTTTTCAAAACTCTTCTTGGATTTTTTGAGAGTCCAACTTCTTTTGAAGGGTGTTATGACTGAAGAAGATTGGCACGCATTAAAACAAGATATCAAAATAGTATACAATACAGACAACTATTTCTGGGATTTGAAAGAATCAGAAATTTTAGCTGAAAAAATAAAAATGCTTTCAATAGTAGAACCTTATGTTGGAAAATATTTTTCAACAGAATTTATAAAGAAGAGAATTTTAAGACAAACAGAAGAAGAAGTTTTACAAATTGATAAAGAAATGCAAAAAGATATTCAGAGAATGCAACAAGAACAATTGGCTCAGATGGCTCAACAACAGGCAGTTTCACAAGAAACTGAAGAACAACAATGAATAATATAGAAAAGTCTATAATAAAAAGTGGAATCCAATCTATATTAAAAGATGAAGAAGAATTTTTTAAAAAATCTTTAGAAGAATGTCTTTCTTTAAAATTAAATGAAGTTTTAAAGGATATAAAAAAAGAAGTAAATAAAAATTTACTACTGAAACAAGATAAAACTGAAATTAATGAAGATGTTAAAAAATTAATCTATTTTTTAGAAAATTATAATGTAATTACAAACAATAAATTAGAATTTAAAAATAATTCTATAATGACTATTGAAGAAAATGAAGTAAAAATTATAAAAAATTTGTTCAATATGTTAAATGGAAAAAATAGAAAAAATTTAGCTGAGAGTGTTTTAAGGGATTATTCTTCACTACAACAAAATATTGATTTTTATAAAAATTTACAATATTTGTTATAAAAATAAAAAATAATAAATATTAAGTATTAAAGGAATAAAAATGTCTGATCAGAAAATAAGTAAATTACTAAACAGTGTTATAAATGAAGACGCAATTGAATTTAAAAATTCATTGTCAAAAATTTTATATGAAAAAGTAAATAATAGACTTAAACAAGAATATATCAACGTTTCAAAAAATTTATTTGAAAACACAACTCTTGCTGTTGGAACCGGTATGACTCCACAAAGTCAAACTGGGTTGCAGGCATATTCTCCTTCCGGGCCTAGTCAAAATTCCCAACAGTCAATGTTTAATAATCAAAATCCTTCTTCAGATAAAGTGTTGGCAGTTGGTGGTACAGCTCCACAATTTTCACCACTAGCTTTTGATGATGATATTGAATTTGACCAAATGAGTCCGGAAGAACAATTAAGGGTGATAAGAGAAATGCTTAGATGGATGCTAAATTTATCTCCAGAACAAAGAAAAGAGTGGCAAAAAACTAGAAATTACAAAAAATGGTGGAAACGCTTCGAGCAATGGGAAAGATCGAACAACCAACCAACTTCTTAAAATTAATATATAAAAATGAAACTTATAACAGAACTAACAGAAGATATTAAATATGTGAAAGAGAATGTTGGAAATGGAGATAAAAATTACTTCATTGAAGGCGTTTTCATGCAATCTGATGTTAAGAATAAAAACGGAAGAATTTATCCAAAAAACACTCTTGCAAAAGAAACAGGAAGATACATTACAGAATACGTGAACAAAGGTCGTGCATTGGGTGAGTTAAACCACCCGACAGGACCAACAGTTAATCTTGATCGCGTTTCCCACATTGTAAAGGAATTGCATGAAGACGGTAAAAATGTTTATGGCAAAGCTAAAGTCCTTGATACTCCAATGGGCAAAATTGTTAAAAATCTTATCGATGAAGGTGCTCAATTGGGTGTGTCTACCCGTGGCATGGGTTCTCTCAAAAGCAAAAATGGTTATCAAGAAGTTCAAGAAGACTTCATGCTAGCTGCAATTGATATTGTTGCAGATCCGTCTGCACCAAATGCTTTTGTAAATGGAATCATGGAAGGTAGAGAGTGGATTTTTAATAATGGAATTTGGGCTGAAAGACAGTTAGAAAATTCTCGTAGATTTATTAAAAACACATCTTCAAAAGATCTACAAAAAAATATGATAAAAGTTTTTAAACAATATTTTGGCAATATTTAATGAAAAAAAGTTTTGATCCATATACCAAAAAACTACTACTTGAGTCTATAAAAGGACCAGGTTTTCCTGGTTCTTTTAGAAGAAGAAAAACAAAAAAGGGTGGAATGGGAGAAGGAGCTCCTTCACAGGAAAACAGCTCTTCTTATGTTGGAAC